AATGGCGAATTACCAATATTTCCCATGACATCTAAAGATGAAATGATCATGAAGAATCCTGATGCATTGCTCAACGGTGAAGCAGTAGCACAGGTTATTAAAAGTTGTGTACCGGCTGTTAAACAACCTAGAAAACTTTTGAGTAACGATGTTGACACATTGTTAATTGCTATGCAAGGGGCAACCAACGGCGACGAAGTTGATGTTAATGCCAAATGCCCAGAGTGTGGTGAAGAAGTTTCAGCAGTGGGTAGCATTGAGTCTGCATTAGAAAGCATGACCACATTAGAAGAAACATACAGTTTTGACACTGACAACGGACTAGTAATAGAAGTGAGACCTTTCACTTACGAAAGTTCTGTTAAAGCAGGTATTGCCAATTTCCAAACCACAAGAAGTTTACAAAGCATTCAAACCATAACAGATGAATTAGAACAGTTAAAAGCATTTAACACAAACTTTGTGCAAATTGCCGCACTTAATTTTGACCTAATGGTTGACAGTGTTGCTAGTATCAAAGGCAAAGATGCTGAAGGTGACGAGTTTGTTGTAACAGACTCAACATCCATCAGAGAGTTTATGGAAAACTGTGATTCTGCTATTGGTAGAAAGATTGAAGAAGAAATTGCTGTTGTTAATGCCAAAGGTGTTAATAAGTCAATTTTACTAGAGTGTGAAAAATGTGAAAATCAATTTGAACAGGAGATAAACTTTGATCCTGTAAATTTTTTCACCGCTTCTTAGCAACACAAACATCTGAGGAAATCGTTGGCTTATTAAATCGATTACGCTCAGAAGCAGATCAACTAGAAAAATCCCTCATCGAAATTGCCATCTACTCAGGTGGTAGTATATCTTGGACTGATGCACATCAAATGACTGTTAAGGAGAGAAACCTAGCAGTCAAAACTATCAATAACTATAATAGACTCAAGTCCGGTAAAGGTATCCAAGAAGAACTTTAATAGTAATAAGGCCTAAAGGCCTTTTCTAACTGCATTCATTCGTTCGTTTCACTTCACTCATTCATTTGTTCGAAATTTCTTTCGAAGAAAGAACATTTCAGTTTCACGTAGATGTTGAGGTCAGACGGAACCAGTTAAGGTTCCATCAAAAAAAAATTTGGCTTCACGTGAGTGTTATCAGCCTGACTGGAAGTAGGTATTTACACTGTTCAATGGGCTCTGACCTTTCCCAACCTACGTCGACGTCATACACCAAAGTGTACTATCTGTACGCTCGTTCCTAATTGTACAGTTTTTATGAACATTGTGGTTCTCGATTGACAGCATTCAACCAACACCAATACTTAACACCAGTGGGTGTGTCTCAGTGTGTACGTGTCTGATTACATTTTCATCAGTTTTTCCACAGCAGAATTTATAACCGGCCTGCTAACCTTATGTGCTGTTTATGTTTGTGAAAGACTTGGTGTCTAGAGAGTATGACTTGGTGTCTGTATGTGCCCTGCAAGTTATAGTTATAACTTGTCTAATGCTTCTCGTAAGATTTTTGAACCACCTACCCTAACGTTTATAATTCCGTTGTAGTAATCATCATTAAGAAGTACTTCTCTGTCAAATTGTTCTTTTGCTTCAAGGTAACTTGCTACCCCTCTGCTAGGACAAATATACAATATTTCTCTGATAAAGTTGCTTTCGCCATACTTGGCAATATCTTCTTTGAGATGATCTGAACTACCCCAGTACTCTCGCCAGTCACTTTCTTTAGTGCCTCTGCGTTTGTTCTTTTTTCCTTTTAGTGGTGGTTTAGTTGTTTTGAATTTTGCTAGTTTTTTACCAACATATTTCATGCCGTTCTTTTTATTAGTTATCAAGTATACAAATGCTTCGCAACCTTCCGGTAATTCGTTGATTTGTTTTCCTTCATAAATCCAATAAGACATACATAAATTTATCAACCTTTCAAGATCATGTACCAGTAAAACGGTCTGGATGGGTTTGTGCTAACATGAACAGCATATTTCTGCAAACCAGATTCTGCAATCATTTCTTCAAATGTTTCTTCTGTTGCACCTTGTGCATTTTCATTTAGTATAACATAGCCACCTGGCTTGAGATGTTGTCGCACTTGTCGAAAGAATTTTTTATGTGCTGACCAATCCCAATCTATTGCTGTGCGGTCACAGTCATATTCAGATTTATGATCTATGTTTCTTTTCAAAAATGTTTTATATTCTTGAGAACTGTCGTCAATAAAATGTGGCGGGTTACCCACAATGAGATCAAACTTTTGATCTATGTTATCAAAGCAATCACTGTGAATAAATTTTACTCTGTGGTTATAATTTGGTTTATGTTCCAGTGTTTTGTTAATACTGCGTTCTACATCAGCCTCAATGTCTGCACAAACCAAGTTTCGAAACAGGCCTTCTGCTAAAAATGTAAAACCTACAAATGCTGGACCAGAACACCATTCCATTACATCTTGGAATTGTGTTCCTATAAAATGTTTATCAAATATTGCTTTGTAGTCTTCGAGTGTTGATAAACCATCGCCGTTGTGATTGTCATCAAAATAAATGGTTAGTCTTGAGCTAGTTGGTGCTTCTCTAAAAACATTATTCGACATACTCGGTGTCCGTGTTGTATGATGTAAATCCGCCCTCTTTAATTACTGTGAGCACGTTGTTTACACGACCAACTAGTTCTTCTTTGTGTGAGATCAACATAATGTTTTTGCCTTGTTCTCTGTTCATCTTTTTGAGAATTGCAAGACTGTTCTCTACACCCATACTATCCATTCCGCTATCAATTAATTCATCAATACACAGCAGATTCATAGGCCTATTTAGGCTCTCATATATGTCTCTAAATGCCCAACTTAGGCTCAAAATAAGTCGATTACGTTCGCCTCTGCTTAGATTATCAAAATCTAAGTCACGACCATATTCTGTTATTTCGACACTTAAATCACTCGCAAATCTCACATCATGAGGTAGTCCAATCTTGTCTAAATAGTATGCTAACCTATGATTTAAGTATGCAATATTCTGGTCGATAATACGTTTACGAATAAAACTGTCCTTGCTTGTTAGCAATTGATATAAGAATTCTTGGTGCTCTTTTAAGAAAGTCAACTCGTTTATATTTTCAAAACTAATTTCCTGTAACCCAGAGTCTTTGAGAGATTGTACCTGCTCATCGTAAGGATTAACATCTTGTATTTTTTCATCGAGGTTAGTTCTTAGTGTATCGAGATTGTGTTTATGAGACAAAGCATCTTCTAATGTGTTGTAGAACGTATCAACTTCATTTGGCAAATCACCAACTTCAGCAACGGCATCTTCTACTTCTTTTTGTCTAACAACAAGCTCTTCGTTGTACACATTTTCTTCATCAATTTCTTTGATTAGTCCATTAGTGTATTCTTCGTGTGTGTCTAAATGTGCTGTACTTTGTTCACATGCAGGACATACGCCCTCTTTGGCTTTTTGTAAGTTACCCTTTAATGTTTCTAATTTTTTATTACTGCGTATTAATGATGTTGAGATACGCTCACACTCTGTTTGTAATGTTGTTTTCATATCTGTAGATTCTTTGAGAACAGCATTTGCTTTGTGATTTTCAATCTCTAGCTCAATATCAATTTCTTCTAGGGTGTCAATTGATGTTTGCATGTCTGCAACTTTATCTTCTTTAGTTTTAGTCCATGCTCTACTACGACTTTCAATCTCAGTAATATTTTTTTCTATACGTTCATTACTATTTGTAATTGCAGTAATTTTTATTTCTTCTTCTTTGATGTTGTCTTTTGTTTGCTTTAACAATTCTTTGAGTACATCTGCTTTTAATGACAGTTCTGTAATACCCAACAACTGCTCAATCATTGCACGTTGATCGTTTGCTTTGAGACTGAGGAAAGGTTCTGTGTAAGTGTTCAGTGCAATAAGTTGCTTGAACATCTCATGCGGAAAGCCTATTATCTTTTCTATCTCTTTTTGTGTTTCTCTACTGTCACCTTGTTGCTCTCCATCATCTGGTTCGTTGCCATTAATAAAAAACTTTAGTGTGTTTGGTCTTCGTCCACGTTCAATTCTATATGATACATCATCAATTTCAAAATCAACAGTAACAATCATTTGTTTACCGTTTGTTTTGTTTATGAGATTATCTTTACGAATGTTTGTAAGAGCGTCACCATACAATGCATAACTTAGTGCATTAATAATAGTAGTCTTACCAGTACCATTTCTGCTACCATCACCACCTAAGTCTAAGTTATGACCAAGTACTAATGTAAGTTGACAATCACCAAAATTCACTGCCTGGGTTTGAGCACCAATACTCATAAAGTTCTTGGCACTTACATTTTTAATTTTCAGCATACTAAATTTCTAAACCATTATAGATATTAATAAGTTTTTGTTTATCAACTGTGTTACTTTCAATAGTTTCCAATTGACTGATAACAATTTGATCAACACTTTCAAATTTAATCTCACCACCTTCAAATTCATTTTCCTCTTCTTTGATAGGCAGTAATTGTAATTCTCTAACATTGTATTGTTCAGCAAACTTTTCTTTAATAAAAGTTGCTTCTTCGTAACTAATGCTTATATCTAATTTTACACGAGCATACGTATAGTTGTCAAGTAGATTCTCATGATCGTCAAGTAATTCTTTAAGTGTAAAAACTCTATACTTAGGACATTCACTCCAATTTACATACACTGGCTCTTCGCCCCATGTCAAGAACATAGCACCACGTTCATCATCTGAAACGTCTGCATAGTTATGTGGGAAGGCATTACCAATGTAGTGTATATTGTTTTTGTATTGACGTTTATGGAAGTGTCCACTAAACACATACTCAGGACCACTCAGCATTTTATCATTGATGCCTCCGTGGTCCGGCATCTCTACCATTGCATTCATCTTGAAGTAAGGTAACTCAAAGTGACCAAACATATACTTGACTTTCATTTTAGCAACTTTTTTATAATCGTCGCCAACTAGCCAAGGTATAATAGCAACATCGTCTTGCTCAAAGAAATCATCAACCATGATAAAGTTTGATAAATCTCTGGCATACTCAATGCTGTTCATTTCACGTTTGTCACGATAATACAAATCGTGATTACCTGTAATGAAATACACTTTTTCAAAATTGTCATTAAGTTTTTTTAGATCTTGAATTGAAGCATTCAGTGTAGCAACATTTACACTTGCTCTATGATGGCTCCAATCACCTAAAAATATACAGGTTTCTGCATTTCTTGCTTTTGCTTCTGCAATAAACCAGTCAACGTACCTATGACAGTCGTCTAGATGTAAGCGGCTGTTTTGCTTTAGACCATAATGAATATCTGTAAAGCAAGCCGCTGTCTTAAACAGCGAACTCATTAGTAATCAAATGCCTCAGTATCTGAATTGGTGGATTCTTTTTCAGCACTTTCACGTAAACGTCTCATTTCATCTTCGTGTGCAATTTGTCTGCTGAAACTTGGTAAGTGTCCTTGCTCAATCAAAATATCATCTCTGATTGTCTGGTTACGTTTTTCCAAGTTAAGTACTCTTGTGAAACTGTTGTTTACGGCGGCTGTATAATAAGCAAAAGGGTTATCTGATTTTGCTTCATTAAACTGTAGGCCTACTTGGCTTAGTTGGACCAATGCTTGTCCACGCATTTCGTCTACATAAGTATAACCACGCCAGTTTGCTCTGTGCGAATATCTCTCAACTAGTTTGAGAAACATAGTTCCAAGTGTGTTTGTAATTTTACCATGTTTAGGATCAAACTCACCTGTAGTAATATCGCCCTTCCAGTGGCTTCTTGCTACTTCTTTAAGTTGCTTACCTACATACGCATAATGCTTGAATGGTGGAAAGTTGACTTTTGCTTTTGTATCTGCTACGGTCTTAGGATTCTTTTTGCGTCCTTCTTCTAAAGGAATATGTTCATACGTCATAACACGGAATACCACTTCATCGTCACCAATGGTGTCAACATCGACTGCAAAATCTTTTTGCTTTGGCTTGTTGCGATAATTCTTTTTGTCATGCGTACTCATTGCCACAGCATAGGCTTCAGACTGTAACCTAGATGATTGATTTTCTTTGGCGGCTAACAATGTGTTATCGTCAATTTCGCTAACATCATCTAAAATGATATCATAGATGCTGTGTTGTTCGTCATGCAACCAACAAAAACTCATTTTGCTTTTGTGTATTTCTTTGAGAATATCTTTATTGTTCAGGTAATTTGTTTTCTTTGCGACTGCCATTGAGTCTCCTATAATAGATTAATTTAATACACAAGTATATAATATATATACCAGTATGTCAACCTATTTTACAAGGATTCTGGTTATTAAAACTAGTTTTAACTAATTCGATAAATACAACTATAGGAGAAACCATGGACGATAACGATATACAAAATTTTCCAGCAACTACTAGTGCTATCGATAGTGTCTTAAATCAAGCCGCGTCTAAAGGCTTAGACAAATTAAAAGACAAAAATCCTATCCTTGGTGATATTGCTGGTGGTCTTTTGGGTAAAGTTTTTCCTGGTTTTGGTGGTACACAAGGCAACTTTGGTAGCACAGTTTTTGACAACATGATCAAAAACAAGATTGCTCAGTCAGTAGCAGAAAAGAAAAGTCAAATAGATGTTGCAAGTTCAGATGCATTACCAAATGCTACTGGACAACCGCACATGGAAAATTATGACTGGCGAGCAAGGTTACGTCCTAAAAAGGGAGGTATGGATCGATTCTATAATCAATTAGGTGCAGATCGATATTTAATGGAGCCTATAGAACAGTCAGGCGGTATGGTATGGCAAACAACTCCACAGATTTTCCTATCAGGTACTGCAGAATATGATAGTCATCAAGGACAAGGACAAAACTATCCAATACAGACTTTTAGTAAAAGTATTCCGCCCGAATTACCAATTGCCGCTGATTTCTTTGCAACAGATAATTATGAAGCAAGATATCTATTAGCAGTTTTTACATTCATCAAAATGGCAACAAAAGGATATTACGGCGATCAAGCAGTAATAGACAACGACTATGGAACACCACCGCCTGTAATGTTATTTGAATATTTAGGTGAATACGGATTTAATAAAATACCAGTAGTTATTTCAAACTTTACAATTCAATATCCTGATGATGTTGACTATGTACCAGTAACATTTGGTGACAAGGTTACTTACGTACCAACTCGTTCAAACATCATGCTTAACTTAACTACTGCATACACACCACACAGAGTGAGAAGGAACTTCAGTATTAATAATGTAGCCAATGGCACACTACCAGGATTTATTTAATGGCTAAGACAGTAGACAACAAGCAAGTTTATAGGGGCGACAGTTTTATTCGCAACGACGATCTTATAGATAATAAATTCTTAGGATTAAATGACTTGCCTAAAATGAAAGCCACTCTTAAAGATGAGAGTTATGTGATTTCTCCGTTGTACGACGAACGCCCAGATCTATTGGCATACGCCATATATGATAACACACGATTATGGTGGGTGTTCTCACTGAGAAATCCTGACATACTGAAAGACCCAATCAGAGACTTCAAGGCTGGAACAAAAATAATTTTACCCTCAAAAAGCTCTGTAAATGCACTGAGTAAATAAACATGTCTAGATTCCTCGGAGATAGAGCAGTTGTACCAAGAATCAATGATCCCTATGTAGGCGAAGTTTTTGGCAACGTGCTAGATACTTATTCGAGCCCAACATATAACATTCGTCTATACATGATGAATGATAACCTAACCAAAGGCGCAAAAGATGAGATGTCAAGTCCTGATCCTTCTTTGGCACCCGAAAATCCAGGAGACATGGTTATACTGGCCCAAACAGGTGTAACTGGTGGTAATCAAATAGACAACCTCCAAATTGTTACTCTCAGTAATGCTAACGGACCCAATGCAACTAGGGTAAATTTTCAAATTAAACAACCTGGCTCTGCAACATTTATAGATGAAATGAAATTAGGTATGCATTACTTGGGATTGAAACCAAATGTAAATCCACCATTGTTTTTAGAAATCAGATTCCAAGGCTATACAGGTCCTGAATTATCTGCAGGAGGTCAAGTAGAAGATGAGGGAGGCGAAGCACTAGCGATTGCTGGTCCTTATAGATATAAACTAGCATTGAGAAACTTTGATGTTGCAATTGATGAAACTGGAAGTACATACGAATTTGTATGTGCATCTCTACAAAGTTTTGCATTTAGACGCTCAGTCTATAAAATGCCAGTAGAAATATCCACTAGTGGTAAAACAATTTCAGACCATGTAGATGTTTTACAAGAAGCTCTAAACGAGTATTATACAAATTTAGCAGACAGCGGAGTTCCAGATGTATATGAGTTTGATACATCTAAATTAATTGCTGACCCTGAAGCACCAGATGACTTCATGACTATAAAAGATGAAAATCTTTTAACTGCTGACACACAAGATGCAGAACGAATGAATAGGCAAATGAACGAACTTGCTAGTACTGCAGATGCAATTGAACGTGACGCGGCAATTACTGCAAAAGGACAAATTGAAAACGACGGCTCACCTGAAAAAATAATAGAAGGTGATAAAATTACTTTCCCTAAAGGCACAACATTCGATGCTTTTTTTGCAACAATCCTAAGCATGAATGATGAATTTTATACAAAGATTACCAGAAGAGATGATATAGAAGATGCCAGTTCTGAATCTAAACCAGAGCAAGGATATGTAAGTTGGTATAGACTTAATGCAAAAGTTGAAACAGTTGACTTTGACGCTAAAAGAAATACCTATGCATACAAATATGTATACACGCCAGTATTATATAAATCATCTCGTACTGATATTGCTGTAAAAGAAGATGAGCAAGAGTTAGATGCAGATACAGGACAATCTAGACTAGAACAAATTATTGCAAACGGTGGTGTAAAAAAATCATACAATTATATTTTTACAGGGTTGAATGACCAAATATTAAATTTAGATATTAAATATGATGCAGGTGTTGCACTGCTATTAGCACCGGGTGGTGGAGCAGTTGGAAGTTTTTCTGTTGCAGAATCAAATAAATTAAGCACAACCATTCCAAAAGAACAATCTACTGATGTAGAATCAGAAGTACAAAAAGAACAAGAAGTCAAAAAAGAAAATGATTTAGATTCGATCAAGTCTTTCTTTAATGATATAAAGAGTAAAATATCAGAAGGTATTTCAGCAGTAGACACAGCAATTGGCCAGTTGTCAGCACTTACAGGAACAGACTTAGCAGAAGTTACTGCTATTCTAGAACAAGGTGACGACGATGCATTAGATGATTTACTTGGTGGCATAGACAGTAGCACAGTGTCTGACCTTGCAGGTTCTTTGGGCTATGACGAAGTTATTAATGTCACACCAGTAACTCCATACGAACCAGGCGAATCACCATACATATATAGTACGGATTTAATATTGGCATCCGAAAGTACTTTAACAGGAGACCAATTATCTGAGCTTGGGTACACCAAAGTTGAAGTATCTGATGCAATGAAAGATCCACAAACAAAGAGTACTAATGTATCTTCAAACCCTGTAAAAGAAAGTACATATAAATCTAACAGTGTGAGAAATACGTTGTTTGGTAATCTTGTTGAACAACACATGCAGGATAGATCATTCTTGTTGAGAGTTGATTTAGAACTGCGTGGAGATCCTTGGTATTTAGGTGCCCCTGGATTAACAGTAAGTGATGAAGAAAGTGCAGACTGGTATCACAATGACAATCATTTCTTTTTGAGAATCAAGGCTCCAGAAAAATTTGATCCTGATTGGAGAGATGAAGACGCAAATTCAGGTTATTGGAAATACGACGGTGAATCTAGAACATTTAGTGGACTTTATAGATTTATCTCATGTGTAAATAATTTTTCGGGCGGTGTGTTTACATCACAAGTTACAGCAAATAGAATAATAGGTTCAGCATTGTTAAAGAAAACTAAAACAGAAGTAGAAGAAGTTGAAGAATCTACAGATACAGAATCGGAAGGCATAAACAGCAGAGATCCAGCAGGATTTGTAGACGGTGTTAATCCAATAGGAGGTAATACTGTTCCTTAGTATTAAATGATATGGTAGATACAAGAACACAAAATAGAGACATTAATGAAATCGCTAACATTAAAGATTTCAGAGAGCGTCTTGGCGTACCTAAAAATATTTCTTTGGGTGTGATAGAGGATAACCTAGACGAAGCATTTGAACATGCTATTGCTGTGAGAATTCCTGCTACACAAGGCAGAAGTTCTCAAATTGTACAATGCATGTGGTGCTCTCCGTTTGCAGGCACAACACCATATAAAAATTTAAGTGACGATATTGAAGATCCAGAAGGTGCTGTACAAGCATACGGGTTATGGATGCAACCACCAGATATAGGCAATCATGTTGTTGTGGCTTTTGGTGACGGCGACTCTAAATTTGGATTAATATTGTCCTGTATCTTTCCTGGTAAATTTTCAAACAGCATTCCAGGGCAACCAAGTGTAACAACATACCAAGACAGTGCTGTTACTCTGCCTTCCACAGAGATAAGTCCAAAAGAAGGTAAGCCTACAACTAACGACAGACCACGCCCAATCGAATTTGATTTATCAGAAGCAGTAGTAAAACAAGGATTAGCATTAGACCCAATTAGAGGATTTGGTAGTTCAGGTTCTAGACGTGAGGCTCCAAGTGATGTTTATGGTATTTTAACACCAGGTGCATTAAACAAGGGTGGTAAGAAAGGAAATGTAAGAGGCAGTGGTCACCAATTTATAATGGACGACCATCCAAAAAGTAAATTGATTAGGCTACGTACAGGTGGTGGTGCCCAAATTTTACTTGATGACACAACCGGTTCCATATTTTTAATTAACCAAAAAGGTTCTGCAAAAATGGAATTCAAAGCCAATGGTCAAATTGATATTTTTGGTGAGAACAGTATTAATATACGTTCCATGGGCGATCTAAACTTACGTGCAGAATACAATCTTAATTTAGAAGCAGGTCAAAACGTACATGTAACAGCACTAGGCGATAACATTGGCGGGCAGAGAGCACCAGGTGGTGCTGTCATACAAGGCATAGCAGGTGATATCACAGGACCATTAGGCACAGGCGGCGAAATTAAACTAGATTCTGCTAGTGACATGCATTTTAATTCAAGCAGAAACTCATACCTAACAGCAAGTACCGGCGATGTCAATATCAACAGCGGTGGCTCTACATTGGTAACCACAGGTGCAAACTCCATGTCTACTGGAACAGGTAACTTTGAAGTAGTTTGTCCTGCAGGGCGAGTAACAATGCTAACAGGTATAGGATTTGATGTAATTACATCCGCTATTAATATGTTTGGTGGCTTGGCGTTTAATGCTGATGCACTGGTTATGAACTTGAATAGTTTTGCAAGTACACCTACACCACCAGTACCTCCATATGCAAGACCAGCCGCAGAAACAGCAAAAGGCAAAAAGAAATTAGCACCAGAAGATGCCGCAGAATTTGATAGAGATTCAGATGCACCTTTAACAACTGGTGGTAAACGCACAGGTATAGTGCATGAAATAATGACCACACTAACAAGGCTACCTGGTCCTGAGCCAGACATGCATTATAATTACGACCCAGAAAAAAATCAATTGGTGCCTAGTGATATAGCAATAGACACACAAAATGAAGCAGTAAAAGCCGCTTATGAAAAAGTGGAAAATGCCACACAAGGTGAGGGCACTGTTGATCCTGGCACAGGCAAAGGCAGTGATGTGCAAACACCAAGTGGCACACAGGTTGCAGTTGGTGCAGTAGATTCTGCAGGCAAAACTGTAACAGACTTACAGAACAGTATCACTGGAGCCGCTGATCAAGCAATGAGTGCGGCAAATCAAATAGCAGGAGCAGGTAATGCATTGTTAAACAGTATTCCTACCTTTGCAGGACTGGCCGCAGTATATAATGAATTCAAAGAAATGGCCAAAGACCAACTTCTACAAATCACAGGATTAAATGATATGACAGCGGCATTCAAAGCAATGTTGCCACCTGTGAGATTTGCAGTTAGTAATCCTGAATTAGAAAAAGTTATAGGCATGGCTAAAAATTTAACAGAGATAGAAGCAAGGTTGAGAGCATTTGCATTAGAAGCAGGTATACCAGTTGATCTGTTAGAAGGACAAGTACAAGAATTAATGGGAGATATAAACAGTATTAAATCTCAATTTGCAGATATAAACGGTATTATCTCTGATGTCCAAGGATTTACTGATGCATTACAGGCACAAGGTATCTCAGTAATACAAGATGCTGGAGGTTTTATATTTGAAGATGCTAACGGTTTTCAAATAGTTGATTTTTCAAATGGCTTAGGTCCTATAGGAGAAACTGTAGGTTTTATTGGAGACATGAACAAGTCCTATGAAAGTGTTAAGAGTGCAGTTAAGACACCGTTAAGCAATAACCAAAGATTAGCAGTTGCTAGTTTTGCACATCACATTGGACCTGAGAGATTCTTAAACAGTAATGTATTAAGAGCAATCAATGAAGAAAAATTTGAAGTAGTACCTTACTTAATGAAAGGTTGGACTATGGCACCAAGCGAGCCAGGCGGTGATATGGAAACGCAAGATACTTTGGTGCAAATGAGAGCATATGAAGCAGAAGTGTTTCAAACATCAGATGAACAAGGCATTGGTTTAAGTAGAGACTATCCACGTGGTGGTGCACCGTTAGGTGAACTTGCTGAAGATTTATATTATAAACGTCAGGATTTTCACAAGATGAAGTTCCAAGGCGATCCAAATGCGGCATTTGGTGCCCCTCAAACAATAAACGAAATTAAAGCGGCCTTTAGGAACTTTAGTTTTGATTCGACAAAGATTTAGTAGAAGTTAATTCACCGATGCGTTTGTATGCATCGTATTTCAATTTACTTTCTTCTAAAAGGTTTCTCTTCAATAACTTTATAGTGTCCTCTAGGGCTAAAATTTGTCTACGATAGATTTCGGCGTTCGAGTCTTCGTGATTCAACATAGTAAATATTTACAATTAAATAAAAAAAGAAGGGGATTACCCCCTTCTTTTAGTTCATGACAACACTAGTGTTTCCATCTCTGAAAATTCAGTGGGAAACTCAACATTCTCATATCTGAAGTTTCCTACCAGATTGATTGTGTTGAACGTAACATACTTTTTCGTTTTGTGGTCATAGATACCCATCTCAACAAAGCCTTTTTTGGTTTCATAGATTTGATGGAATCTGCTCGACTCTTGTTTGTTACGTTGTTCAGCCACAGCCCAGATATCTCTGAACTTTTTTGCTAACCGACGCATTCAAGCATCCTCGTTCTGTGGGTTTAGGGTTTCACACTCTTTAGTGCTTGTATGTATTTAAGCACATATAAAGGCGATTGTCAAGAGTTTTTGGCAATTAAAACTAGTTTTAATAATTTAGATAAATACTTGTATGGTAAACTTTATTGGATTCAGCACTGTGGATAACTATGCACCTTATACACTAACAGGTAGCGAATTAGTTAAACGTGACTTGATGAACGAACTTTACACTCGCAGAGGCGAAAGAGTTATGAATCCAAAGTTTGGTTCTATTATATGGGATTTACTCATGGAACCTAGCACACCCAAATTACAAAAAGAGGTAGAAGAAGATATAGAAAAAATCTTTAAGAGAGATCCTAGAGCAGAAATGAAATCTCTTAACGTGGTGGTACTCGATCATGTGATTCGTGCAGAAGTTGAATTTAAGTTTGTACCTCTTAATACCACCGATACACTCTACGTTGAGTACATAAGAAATATTTCGGAAGGATTGTAATGGCAATTAATAGACAAAATAATTTATTTGCGGCAGAAGATTGGAAAGTTGCATATAAAGCATATACTAAAATAAATTTTCAAGCATACGATTTTGATACAATCAGAACTTCTCTAGTAGATTACATCAGAAAAAACTATCCTGAAAATTTTAATGATTATATTGATAGCTCAGAATTTATTGCTATCATTGACTTGTTAGCATACCTGTCACAATCACTTGCGTTTAGAATGGATCTTAACAGCAGAGAGAACTTTTTAGAAACTGCTGAAAGTAGAGATAGTGTATTCAAACTAGCTCGTATGTTGGGTTACAATCCAAAAAGAAACATTCCTGCTAGTGGCTTAATGAAAGTCACCAGTATAAGAACCAATGAACCTATCTCAGATAGTTTAGGCACTAGTTTGTCTGGTAAGACAATTTATTGGGACGATTCCAATAACAGTCAAAGTTACGAGCAATTTATTACAATACTAAACAGTGCAATGAGCAAAACAAACAGATTCTCAGCACCTGTTAAAGAAGGTATCATTAATGATATTCCTGCAGAGCTGTATCAATTGAATACGCCAATGAATGCACCTATTACATATAATGTTCCTATTTCTGTTAATGGTGTTAAAAGAAATTTCAACATTGTGAATCCAGATTTGAAAGACAACGATTCATTTTTTGAGAGACATCCAGATCCTATTAATCCCTTCCATATGATTTATAGAAATGACAGCAAAGGATTAAGCAGTAAAGATACTGGTTTCTTTGTTATGCTTAAACAAGGCGAATTGCAATCACAGGATTTTAATTTCACAACGCCAGTAGAAAATAGACAAGAAACTATTAGCAAAACTGACATCAACGAGGACGATGTTTACCTCCAAGAAATCAATGCTAACGGTACAGTTAAAAACAAGTGGACTAGCATTCCAAACACTATTGGACAAACATTAAACTACACTAGTTCATCTTTGGATACACGTAATTTGTATGCAATTGAAAACAAAGGTAATCAAGGAATCACTTTGAGATTCAGTGATGGAAACTTTGCAAACATACCAAACGGTATTTTTAGACTTTGGCACAGAGTTAGTTCTCCTACTAGATTTGTAATCAAGCCAAATGATGCAAAAAATAAATCAGTTACAGTACCTTACAAAAACGAAGATGGCAAAGATTTTGGATTAACAATAACATTCGATCTCATGGAGCCAATTAGAAATAGTTCTCCAAGTGAAAGTTTAAGTGCTATCAAAGAAAGAGCACCACAAGTATTCTATACACAAAATAGAATGGTAAGTGCTCAAGACTATAATGTTTTCCCACAGAGTCAAAGCACTAACATCACTAAGATGAAAGCAATTAATAGAACTCACAGTGGACATAGCAGATATATAGACATCAACGATCCCACAGGAACATATAAGAGCGTTGAAACATTTGCCAACGATGCATTTTTGTACATAGATGATGCAAGTGAAAGTGAGCAGGTATTTGTAAATGATACTTCTACTCCTGTAGAAATAACTGCAAGTATCTTAACTAACAAATTAAAAACTTTATCGTTGAACAACTTTGTGTACTATTCGATGAGAAATCTTTACACTGATCCTACAGCAAATGGTAGTGTAAACACATTTAAGTATACAGTTGCAGATAACGTGTTGTGGAATACACAACCATCTAAAACAAAAGGCACCTCAGGATATTTAACTGAGCAATTTACTACAGGTACAACAGGTGTGCTCATAAACAATCCTGCTATAGGTACAGATATCTATAATACATATGGTAATAAATTATTACCGCTAAAAGAAAATTGCTTTTTGAAATTTGTTAATCCTAGCAACACATCAGAATTTATTTGGGCAAGAGCAACCAAGATTAATAACAATGGCGCACTGTCAAGTGCATTGTCAACAGGAGTTGGTCCTTGGACATTAAGTGATGACGTACCGACAGGATATAGACTAGTTGAAGTTATACCATCGTTGAGAAAACAATTCTCAACCACTGAAGCATCTTTAATTGTAAGCAAAATTAAAGCAGAAGAAAGTTTTGCATTAGGATACGATTTATTAAAAGACAGTTGGTATCTTATTGATTCATCTAACATTACTTCAGCAACAAAAACAAATACGTTTTCTATAGATACAGACTATAGAGGAAATAACAGTTGGTTATTGTTTATGGAATATTCCGCAATGGACAACAAAAATTACAAGTATAACTTGATCACCAGAGGGTTTGATTACGTTATACAAAGCAAAGGCGATCTTAAATTCTACAATACTAAAAGTATTAAAGTGTTAGACTCTAATAATAGAAGTAAACGTGACAGTGTAATTTTCACTACAGTAAATACCAGACCAGGAGAAACAGAATCGTTTGCATGGACTGGGTCAGCATGGAACAATGAAACCATTGGTGTTTCTACTGTACCACGTGGTAGAGTTGTTGACATACCGTTGAGAACCAGAGACACAACTTGGGAAGATGTAGAAGTGTCTTGGGTAAGTAACTTTGGTATACTTAGAACTGACGTAGGTGCAACTGCACAAAGTTATAGAGACAGAAATCTATTTGTAAATGATGCAGTAGTAGCACTGAATACATATAGCAGTTCAGGTGGTGTTTCATCTGAAACAAATGTTGTTGTACAACCTAACACAGGCAAAATCAGTTCAATGCCTAGTTACATAGATATTAATTTTAATGCAACTACATTTGGTTCTGATATAGTTGACGACAGTGGTGCTGTAGCATTTGTTATGTACAAACAGTTACAAGTGAACGGGTCGCTGTCAACTGAACAATTTATACAAGCAAATTTAGGAGACACATCTCCACAGGCAACAGACAAAAATGGTATTGCTATACCAGACAATTTTGGTAGAATACTATTTACAAAATGGGACTCAGTTACCAGAACAGGAACACTAAGATATACTGATTTACAAAATTCAGACTATCTATATTTGTCAGACACTAGTGGCAATATTAGTACTGATAAATTAAATGTCTACTATGAAAATAACAGAGATAAGTTAAGCAGACCAATTGTGTGGGACGTTGTAGACGTGTTCAAAGAAGCAGACGGTTATATAGATGCTCGTAAAATTAAAGTTGCACCAGTAGACACTGACGGCGACTTAGTACCAGATTATCCATTGCAGTTTGCAGAATTTGCAGACAAAACAGATTTAGTTTTCTTTGAATACTACACTGACTTTGATGGCTATAGATATAATAGACCATTCGAAGGAAAAATTGCTGATCTAAGAAATGAAACAGTGCTTGATATTTCAAACACAAGAAACATTTTATCGCCAGGTAGTTTCAATAGACAATATATATTAAATGAATTAGATTGGATTGTTGTTAAAACAAAAGCATTAGCAGAGCAATTTGAAAACAAATCTAATGCATCTGGGTTAGTTATATATGTTACAGAAGAAGATAAAACATATCAACTTACACCAATTGGTACTTCTATTACAGAAACAAAATTAATAGAAGCCGCAGATTATTTTACTAGATTAGGCAGAGGACAAACTCAAAATACATTATCCAGCATAAAAGAAAATGCAATTATTAAATGGAATCATGTTGCACCAAACGATGTGAGAATTGATCCTAGCATAAGCAATGTAATTGAAATGGTAATGTTGACCACAACTTATTACGAAGAAGTTCTCAAATGGCAAAACAGACAAGACTCTGAATTTCCATTAGAGCCTACAAGCAATCAATTGAACATTGAGTTTGAAAAGTTAAATGATTATAAAAATGCTACAGACAGTCTTGTATTTAGAAGTGCTAAGTTTAAGTTGTTGTTTGGTAACAAAGCAAACAATAAACTGAAAGCAAAATTCAGAGTTATTAAATTGTCTGATCAATTTAGTGACAATGAATTAAAGACTAGAATTATTAGTGTTATAAATCAATACTTCAATGTTAAAAATTGGGACTTCGGAGAAACATTTTACTTTACAGAACTAAGCACATATATTCACCAGCAGTTGGGAAGTGCAATTGGTAGTATTGTAATTTTGCCAAAGAACAGCACAGGTAAGTTTGGAGAAATGTTCCAAGTCAAGTCAGAGCCTAATGAATTATTCTTAAGTACTGCTACAGTAAATGATATCGAAATCATCAGCAGATTAGACAGTAAAACGTTAAGTAATACGGACTTAGAAGAAGAGATTGCTATAGGCAGTAGGTATGCAAATGCAACCAAAGAAGCAGGCCCTTACGCCATTGAAGGATATTATCCATTGTACTCATCAAAAGAGATTGCAGAACTAGCAGGTAATGGTACAACGCATACCCACAATTTCTTTGGACAGACATTCTATATGCCTAACGGTGTAACATACTATCATGGAAATTACCAAATAACAGATTCTGCTACCACCACCACAGATACTTCTACTGGAACTGGGTCAAGTGGTTCAAGTAATTCAAGTGGAGGCAGTGGTTACTAATGTCTGATAAGATTTATAAGAAGTTACCAGTAGTTCATCAAACTAATGCTATCAAAAATTTCTTTGATAACACAGTTGAGCAATTATTCAGTAAGGCTAACGTAGAATTAGTCAAAGGCTTTATAGGTAACCAACGTGGTGTTGACCACGATGTTGAAGGTGCATACATTGTACAACCTACAGCATCAAAACGTTTCTATAGTTTGTCTCCAACAATCAATACTAAAACTGTTGATACTAATAAACCTGAAAATTTAATTTTTTATGACGAGTTTATTGATCTACTTAAAAGTTATGGTGTACAAACTAAAAATCACAACAAGTTATTTTCTGATAGATATAGCACATATTTGCCACCAATAAATGCTGACAAATTTATTAACTATCAAGAATACTATTGGGTACCAGAAGGACCTTCAGTTATTACAGTAAGTGGTACAGCATCTAATTACATTGACATTAATTTAGATATACTGGGCAAAAAATCATATGCATTGCCAGATGGTATGCCTATGAGAAACGGCATGATAGTAACATTTGCAGGAGACTATGTAATTCCTGCAAGCCAAACATCTAAAAACTTTATTGTTTCTGGTGTAGGAGATTCAATTACACTAACTGAGTTCACTGCTAACAATCCAGTATCATACAGACTAGATACTTCAGTTGCATGGGAAAAAGATTATATCCTGCAAGAAAGAGGCGCAAAAAATAAAAATGCATGGAGCAGAGTAAATCACTGGTATCATATTGAAAACTTCAGAGACGCAGGTGATGTTATACCTGAAAAAACAAAACGTGCAAACAGACCTATAATAGAATTTGATAAAGAATTAGAATTATATGAACACGGTAATTCTTTGCTATACAGTGTAGAGATATCAGCCGCTGATTTTTCATACAGTGATATAAATGGAATAGATGCAGGACAGTTTATAGATAATGTTGGCATAGAAGGCGCATATATTATCTTCCCTAATGAAAGTTTAGAAGTGTCTAAATACATTTATTATGCATCAGTTAACTCAGGTGCAATAAGATTATCACGTGTAGCAAGTCCTAATAGCCCAACAGGCGTACCAGATGGTAAAGATAATTTTATTCCACTAGAGCCAACTAACGGTGACGTGGTTTTAGTAAAGTCTGGTTCAAAATACCTAGGTTCTGAATATTACTGGACCGGAAGAGGATGGGAACAGACACAGCATAAATCAAGAGTCAATCAAGAACCACTGTTTAATTTATATGATAACAAAGGACAGTATATTGGCGACAACGATGTATACCCTCAAAACAGTTTTACTGGTAATAAGATTTTTGGGTATGCAGTTGATTTATCATCACAAGAATCAAATCTTAGTGTAAGCACAGTCAATGACAAAGAACTAGGTTTCCCTCTTGTATACAAGCAGTTCAAATCAAGTTCAGAAATTTTATTTCAAAATTTTCAAAAAACAAGTAATTACAATTACATTCCTTTTGGTGGAACATCAAGTAAATCTATAAACGGTTATAAATTTTATAAACTTGATAAGCAGGTAGTAGAGTATCATGCATACTGGAAACATGTACAACAACCACATGTGCAAAAAATTATTGCAACATACAATTTAGCACAGCCTGTTGTTGATAGACAAATTAAAGATTTTTATATTGGAGCCGTACCTAAAACAAATCCTAAATTTAATAGTGGATACGAAATTGAAATCACGCTCAACGGCAATCCATTAACTGGGTTTCAATATTTTCCTAGTAACAAAGGTTTCATAAGACTTGACAATGTAACATACAAAGCAAATGATATTTTAGAGATCAGTGTAAACAGCGATGAAGGATTAATAGACGACCAGAACATACCAAAATATGATTTACCATTGAGTTGGAAAAATAATGTTCTAAAACAAGATATTATCAGTATTAGTGAACCAGAGTACATGGAGCACTTTAGTGATTACATCAGTAATCAAAAAGAATTTGATGGATTAAAATTTGGCTCTAATAACTCGGACAGTATTGTTAAAGAAGATATGTTTGCAAATAGGATTACTAATGCAGACCAAAATACTATTCTTGGTGCATTCCTACTAGATGATCAGCCACATAATCTTATTGATGCAATGAGATTTAATAGGTCCGAGTATACTAAATTTAAGAACAGAATCAAGAATGAAATAAACAAGTATTATGATACCAAAGATACAGATGGTATTTCAACAGGCGATCTCTTAGAACAAATTATTAGAATTGCACAAACATATAAAGTTGGTAGAGATGTTTTCAATAGAACATATATTTTACCATATGGTGATAATTACCGAGAAGAAGAATTCGTAGTAGGTATACCAACTTCAACAGCAGATAGAACATTTACAAGTTTATACGATGCTGATTTAGACAAACTTGAAAATAGTTTATTAGTGTACCACAATCAAAAATTACTAACAGTTGAACATGATTATGTGATAAGTTCATTTAGTCCTATCACAATTACCATACTTGATAATGTACCTTTAAGTTCAGCAGACATCATTTTATTCAAGTTGTATGACGCAGAAAGAGACAGTGCCCAATGTCCTCCAACACCTAGCACAATGGGTTTATATCCATTGTTCCAGCCAGAGATAACAACAGACAATAGTTTCTCTACACCGCTTGATATTATTATTGGACATGACGGAAGTAAAACTCCTACCAAGGGAGATCTGCGTGACGACTTATTATTAGAATTTGAAAAGAGGATTTATAACAGTGCAAAGGCAGAATTTAGAACAAATAACAGTATGCCAGAGCACAGTGTATTCAGTTCACAGAATGGTGCATTTAGAAAAGAAACTTTAGAATATAAAGAGTTTAATGACCTAATGGTCAGTTCATATGCTACCTGGTTACTTAGAAATAATCTCAACGGCACAGCAAATGAATTTTATTCTGAGAATGATAAATTTACTTGGAACTATGGAAATGGTTCTCAACTTCCTGGACACTGGAAAGGCTTTTACTTATATTATTACGACACCATAAAGCCTCATACACATCCATGGGAAATGCTAGGCTTTACAGAAAAGCCACTTTGGTGGGACACTGAGTATGCTTTATATGCACCCACTGATGTTAATAAAGTAAGTCCAATAATTGATTATACACCTACAAATACAAAACTGTGGGACGACTTAGAGAATGGTATAATTAGAAAAGGACCTAGAGCAAACCTTTACAACAACTTGTATAAAAATAATAATCCTTTTAGAAGAATAGGATTACATGAAGTACTACCAGTTAATTCTAGTGGAGAATTAATTGCACCAGCAGATATTGTATCTACTGAAACAACATCATTGGCCCAAACATGGAATAATGAATTTGTTAATGTAATAACAGATATACAAGCAACATCATTTAATAGAATTGATGGACTGTCAGTGTCTGTAGATAATAGCAATTTGTATGTTAAAAGTAATACAATACCTAATCACAGTATTGATGGCTTACACTATGAGCATTCAGGACATGCTACACTTGACGGTGATACAGTAGAGTTCAACGAAGTAACATACAATATTCCAAAACGAGATCTTCAACAGATTTCAGCAATAGGAAATACAGACAAGCAAGGCTCCGGACCTGTTGCTGTTGCTATTAACGGTATTCCTGTTTACAATATACATTCTAAAGAATCTTGGAACAACGAAGATGAGTGGCACTACTCAACTGTTACAAAAGAACACAATGACGACGAAACAGAACATGCGAGTGCTGATGATGGTATATTACATTATCATGTGTTCAGTCCACGTGTAGTAGGATTAAGCGAGTGGAGTACCACAGAGCACTCACCAATAGTAGGTTGGGCACTCGACGGCTTACCAATTTATGGACCATATGGATATGCAGATCCTGATGACTCCACAAGTGCTATAACAAGAATTCAATCACCATGGAATGTAAGATCTGGTTCAAGACTAACAGGACCAGGCGGAGCATACACTGGCCAATTTGTAGAGGATTGGGAACCAACTGGCAGTGGTGATACTTATACAAATAGTTACAATGTGAGATATGCAAAAACACCAGATTCTCCAGATACTAAAATTAGATTTTATGTTGCCACAGTAGATGAAAACAACAAGCCTACTTTCCCATACCATGTTGGCGGCGGAAGTGGTGCAGGAACATCAGGTAACAATGTATACCAAAACAATTTTTATTCTAATGCACATGACACTGGATTAATAAAAGAAATCAACATTGTAAACAAAGGTGGACAATACACTAATGCTACAGTTGCTATAACAGGCGATGGTACTGGTGCAACTGCAACGGCAACTATTGTTGATGGTAGTATACAAGCAATTACTATTACAAATCCAGGTTCTAATTATACAAAGGCACAGGCAACAATACAAGGTGACGGTTACAGAGCTATATTAACTGTTGTCCTCGACACTGCTGACAATAATAGAAACAGCGGCTATTTTGATACTGATGCTCCAGAATATATTAGAAGCACAAAAGATATCAGTGTAACCACAAATGATGGTGTCGACAGCCGATGGGCATTCGGTGATTGCAGTCCTACAGAATATGCATGGAGAAGTACTGAAGAATTTCCATTTGCAATGTCCGAAGCTCTATTGTTAGCAAGACCAGGTTTGTTTGCAACATTTTTTAGTAACCCTGTTGTACTACATAGACCTAGTTGTAATAATCAATATCTTCTAAATAAGGACACAGGAGAAACTTGGAAGTTTTATGATACTGCAGAATTTTTAATACACGGCGAACTAGATCAAAATAAAAAATTCACCACAGCAATTGGTTATAGTCAGTTTATATACACTTGGTTACAATTCCAAAACCTAAATATCAGTGATGACTTTGCAGTTAAGATGCGTACACTCAATACTAACTTAGCACAAAGAATGAGTGGCTTTGTTGACAAAGACACAATGGTTGCAAGAACAGACCAATATAGTAATGATGGAAATGCAACAAGTCTTATTATACCACAAGAAAACATAAATGTCAACCTGCATAGCAGTAACTATAAAACAAGAAGTTTCTACAGTGGTGTTGTAATTGAGAAAAGTGCAACCGGATACATAATTAGAGGCTTTGACAAGAACAGAGGTTACTTCAATGTTTTACCTATTGATCCAAAGAGTCCAAAATCTAGTATATCAGTAGGCGGAGAGCCAGCACCGCATGTACAGTGGGAACCTGGCAAAAGTTATGCCAAAGGAACTATTGTAGAAAACAATAGAAATTATTATAGAGCAAAATTAAATGTAACATCAGGTTCTACATTTGAATTAAAGTATTGGAATAGTTTAAGTAAGTTACCACAACAAAACGGTGCAGAAGCGGCATTGTACAGTGTTCGTAAGACTATACCAACTAGAGTATATTATGATACAGAATATACTTTGGTACAAGAAGTATTTGATTTCCTAGTAGGATTGGGTGCATACAATAATCAAGAAGGTTTTGACTTTGGCGAATTTGATGGTGCAATAAACGATGTTAACGATTGGATGTATGCAGGTAAGCAATTCTTATTCTGGACTACAGGTAAATGGGAAATTGGTAACACTATTGAGTTATCACCACTAGCAAGACGTTTACGTTTTACTGCGCCACGTGGTTTTATTGCAAAGATTAATAGAACAGACAGAGATCAGTTTGCACTAATGGATCAAGCAGGTGCTGTTATTGATCCTACAAAATGTCAAATCAACAGAGAAAATTCTGAGATAGAAATCATACCTCCTGTAGGACAACAAATTTATGGTTGCATGTTATTCACAAAAGAAATAGAACATGCTTTAGTATTTGATAATAACACAGTGTTTGCTGATGTTATATTTGACGATGTACATGATCAAAGACACAAGAGGATAAAACTTAAAGCAAACAGAACAAGAAATTGGACTGGTAAATTCTTCTCAGAAGGATTTATTATAGACGGTGACGAGTTGAGACCAAACTTAGATAATATGGCAGAAAGTTTAGGACGTTACCATGAACTAGGTTTTGTGCCTGTTGAAAAACAATTATACGAACAAAGTAGAGCATTATTTGGGTACCAAGAAAAAAGTTATCTAACAGAATTAGATGTGCTTGACGAACAACAATTTGAATTCTATCAAGGTATGATTCAAAATAAAGGTACCAAAGAAAGTTTAACACGTTTAGCAAATAGTAACAGCATTGTTCAAGGCAACATTACTGTATTCGACGAATGGGCGTTACGTGTTGGCGATTTTGGTAATACCAAAAACAAACAAAATATTGAACTAAAACTTTACAAATCAGATTTCAAACAGAGTAGTCAATTAATAAAATTAGACTATCCACAAAGTACAACTAATTGTATCGAGCGTATTGATGTATTTGAAGCAAGATATCAATACGAAAAACTTCCTGTAATTGAAATATCAATGCCTAGTGATCCAAAAGGAAAACAAGCGACAGCCGTTGCTAGATTAGATAACAATAATAAACTGGAAAGAATTGTTGTAACAGACGGAGGCTCTGGTTATAATAATCCTGAGTCATTAGCGGCTCGTGTGGTAGCATCAAATGTTTTAATTAACGAAGTTGAAACAGTTTTAGACAAAGCATTAGTAATTGGTAATACTTATATTACTGATACTACATCAATGAGACTTGAATTAACAGATCATGTTACTGACACTACAGTAGCACTAAATGTTACAAATTCAAATGGCAGTGCAAATGTAACAGGTGCAAACATTGCTACAGCAATTAATAGCAATGCTTTACTAAACGTTAATATTACAGCATCAAGTATTTCAAATTACACTGATACTGATGACGATGCAAATATTACTACATTGATTGCTAAAGATTTAATAACATTATCTGGAAGTGATTTTACTGTAGTAGACGGTGCAAACATTGGAATCACAAATGCTAGATACCAACCACAACAAAAATTCAGTCTAGTAGGCGCATTAGCAAATACTGATTCTAATTATGAGACTAATGCAAATGACATTGTTGTTGAGGTAGACGATGTAAATGTACCACGTGTAGACGAATTTAATGCATTAGATGTATATTGGACTTTTGATAAAGGTTCTAATTTTCAAATTACAACATCTGCTGATTACCCAAGTTTGGATATAAACACTATTGCTGATGCAAATAACAATGCGTTTGCTTTGTTGAATAACAGTGTTACACTTGCCTTCCCAGGTAGTAATAATATAGCATCAAGTAATTTAATCAAAGGCAGTAATAGCCAATACAAATACGTTGAAGTATACATTAACAATGTACAAATTTTTAACTCGCCAAGTACATATACATCAGACGGCGAAGTTGTTTCTGACGGTAATGTATTTACATTGACGACTAGCGGAATTACATTTAATGACATTTCGTTGTTACCAAACACTGTGTTAACACCAGACATAAATCCACCGATAGACACTGATGCTAATGGTCAACAAAGAGATACATACTATACCTTAAAAGAAGGTAGCACTATTCAAATTACAGAAAGACCAACATTGCAATTTACTGATAAGTTTGTTGGCGACTTACCAGAATCTACTGTAAGAATAAAAGTCACTGCTAAAGAAGGTATTGCACCACGTGTTGGTATTAAACGAACATATGATGTTGTGCCATCAACGTCAAAAGATATAGTAGTATTTGACATTGATGATTCAACAAGATTCTTGAAAAAACCTGAAGGTACTAAAATTAGTAAACTTTGGCCAACAACTGCAAATGTTGATCTGTTAGGCATGACTGACAGTAACTATCCTAAGATTAGTAATGCAGGTTATGTAAACTCTGCAAATGTTAATTTCTTAGCATTTGATGTACAAAGTTTAAGTGATTTATACAGAGATGATTTTATTTTCAAACCCAAGCAAAATGATTACATTCATGTTGCAAAGTCTGAGAACGAAGATTGGAATGTATATGAATTAATGCCTGCAGGTGATGATGTATTAAGTGAATCAGCAAGTACAAAAGTAAACTATTTAGAAAGATCAACATCTGGTAATGTAAGTCTGTTTACAAACTACAGTTTGTTATCATACATAGACAGCAACCAAATTGGTGAGAATAATACAGGAAAGTATTTAGACTTTGTGTTATCTCTACAAAATGCAAATGTAAATGACAATATTGTACTATGGAATAACGAAAAAATAATCAGAGAAGCAACCAGCAAAGTAAAAGGTTTTGAAGCACCAAGGCAGATTGAAGCAAGGATACAATCCATTGGACCATTGAATGCATTTAACATTGCATCCACTGAGCCGGCTATTAGCCAAGTTTATTCTGGTTTACGTGCTAGAGTTTTACCTACCAGTGACGGTAACACATTGCAATTAACTGGCTCTGTTGGCACCATAGGAAATGGTGACGCTGTTCAGATTATAGATAATGTAGGAACAACTGTTCAAAGAGATACAGTGGTTGCAACAGTTTCATCAGGTAACGTATCACTTAACCCAACAAGCATTGCTAATTTAACAATAACAAGTGCAGGTTCTGGATATAATGAACCTCCTACAGTTACAGTATCACCTGACTTGGGTGCAAATATCACAGCAGGTATAGAAGGTAATGTTAGCACTGTAAACATTGTAACCGACAACAACTTCCAAACTGCAAACGTCACACTAGGTGGCGGTGGCGGTACTGGTGCAACTGTTAGAACTGAAATTTTTGATGCAGAACTTGTGGGCTTTACAGTCACAGACGGTGGTTCAGGTTATTTGTATGATTCCAGTGGTAATCCAACTCAGGCTGTTACTGTTACAGTAAGTGGAAGTGGCACAGCAGAAGTAAGAGATTTTGATGTTGATCCATCCACAGGAGAGATACTTAATATCAACGTGACTAATGGTGGTAGCGGGTATGATAGTGGTAGCCTTCCTAGTGTAACAATTAGTGGTAGTGGTGGCTCAGGTGCAACCGCAGTGCCAATCATACAAGGTAACGTAAGAGCAATAGTTACCAATATTGGTTCAGGATACACACAACCACCAGCAGTTATAATACATGGTGACGGTACAGGCTTCAGTGGTGAAGCAGTACTAAATGCAAAAGTAACAAGCCTAACAGTTAACAATGGCGGCGTAGGTTACACCAGTACACCTACAATAAGTATTTCAGGTTCAGCAACTGCAACACCAAACATGGACTTTGGTAATGCAGAAATTGATCAAAATATTATAGATGATGGTACTTTCCTAAAAACCAAAGTTGTTATCACAGGTAGCATAAATGTTGACACAATATTTGGTTTGCCTAGTGAAGCAAACACATCAACTATAAACAAGATTAATTCATTGTTCCAAAACGATCACACTGTAATTGGATACTCACAGAACTCTACAAGTGCATTGTTACATATCAATGAGCCGTTATTAGAAGATGCAGATGTTGTTAGCAACATTAATAATTTAGCATTCCAAATTAAGTCATACAAAGATTACTCACCTAGCACTGGTAGATATTTTGTTGTTAGTAATGTTACTCAGAGAAGTTTTACTGTTACTAGACCTAACAGTGTTGATGGTAACGGAGTATCTGTTAGACACTTGAACGATACAAAACTTGTTACTGGTGATAGTTTAATACCAATTAACGGTGGAGATATAGTTAGAGTCAATGCAAATAACTTTGAAGGTATGTTTAGAGTTAAGTCATCTGAAAATGGCAATATCACAATACCATCACCATTTACATTTGATTTCCAATCAGGAACTGTAAGCACAGAAGGTATTAAAATTAAAACTGTTAGTGATCATGGCATATCACCATTATATGCTGAGTATGGTAAAAGAATTGCTGTGCATTTTGCTAATCCAAAAACATACAACCAAATTTATAAAATAGACAAGGTAACACCAACAGAATTATACATAAACAATCGTTGGGCAAAAACCAGTAAAACTCAAGTTTATTATGATCACAAAATTGGCACAATAAACGGTAGTGTTCCTTATGAAGCAGGTAACATAAATGCTGATTATGCAAACTCAACAAACACTGTTGGTCTTACTAGAAGTACAGACTTAACAGAAACGTTAGTTAAGTATACTAGCAATAGCCAAATTGTAAATCCAAGATTTGTAAGTGTCGTTGAAGACGGTACAGTGTGTGCAATTCATCCTGATGCCTTACCAGCGGACACAACTATCAGTGTCGACGTTGATATACAACGTGATATTGGTAGAGATATTTTATATCCACAGTTAAGCACAATTGACCAAGGAGTTGTAACTCTCAAAGGTTCACAGCAACACTTAACAAGTTACAATAACCCACAGGCATTAGAAAATGATCTTAACAGGACTATTAAACTAAAACAAAGTTTTACCGATCCATCAAGTATGACCACAGTGAATCCAAAAACAGGATTACCTGCAATGCAATTGAAAATACCAATGCTGAGAAGTCCGTGGTTACCTGTTGTTGGCGATACGCCAGCACCATTAATACATGATTATGGTCCTTATGTGTTAAGCACTGAGGCACTAAACAACATTGAACAGAATTATGTAACTGGTTCAATGGTGCTTGGTTCAGACGATGAATCCAGAATTGATCCTGCATTCTACAAAGGAGCAAAACAATCAGGTCCTATTTACGGTCTTAGATATACCAAAGAAGATATTAATTATGTTTGGGATAACGAAATTCAGCAATACGTACCAGAATTTACTATTATTAAAAATGGTGAAATTGTAAACTCATTAGGTGATCAATCTGTGCCACCAATGCCAGAGTTTCATGTTCCTCAAAGTGTGTTAAACAATTCTCCAGTGACGGTCAGAGAAGATTTTGTGTTAAAACAAATTCCTGGTAGTGCAAATAGTAACAGACCATGGAGACCTGTCAGAAAACAACAAACATATAATATGCTTGACAATAAAACTTTTACTGCAGGCTCAGATGAAATTACAATACCTGCATATAGATTACGTGCAATCAAAAACGAAAATGTATTTTTAATTTATCAAGCAGTACAAAATACAGACAATCACGTATACTATGCTAAAGTTGATGAAAGCAATCCGCCTAATTTAGATCATGACTTTAATGCAACAATCAATAGATATGCTGATTTTGGCCAGTATGATACAACAGATTACTATTGGAGAAATGAAATATTGCCTTCAATAGATTCAGATAATAAAATCAGTGATCCAAAAGATCCTATTAGATTGAGAAAAACAAAAAACATTATAAATCTAAGTGCAGTTGAACCTGCGGCGTATGTTGGTCCACAATTGATTCCAGAACCTTTTGCATTAGCAGGCGGAAATAATTCAGATAGAGTAGCAAACTTTACAGCATTGCCAATTGGTACACAGGCCAAACCATCAACGTTTTTAGATTATGCACCAGGCGAACCGGGTGGCGTCCTACCAGGTGGAGCCGAGGGTGAAGAAATATATGTGCCGCAAACAGGATTTGGTAGATTCCTTTTATGGACCCCAGGATTAGCACCAGGGCAATGGGCACCAACTTCAGGCGGTCCTGGAGCAATAGATACCGAATCATTAGGATATGGTAGTGGGTATTATCAAGTAGACGATGATCACGATGTGTTAGATTATCCTGATGTTTCAGGTCTTACATACGATAAACCTATTGCTAGATTCAAATACAGCAGAAGGTTTAATATTTTACCTACAGTATATAATAGTAATAGACGTATTTACGAAATCAATGGAACTAGGTATACTGAAGATGAGCTAGTAGCACTAACACCTGATACTAGATCCAGAGACGGTGATTCTAATCAAGCATTTTGGGACGGTATATTCGAAGACATAAACGGTATAGACAAAGAGATAGACTACAATTTCTTCTTTGATGAAGAGTGGTGGGACTACTTAGAAATAGAAGAACTTGTATTAGATAACATTGCCACCGAAGGCAACAATGATGTTGATAATACTAAATTGAGACCTGAACATATTTTTGTTGCATGTTTTTGGACAGAATCATTTACATACGTGCAACAGATAACAGGTTATAATTATGATCAACTTGATGCCGATGGCGCACCAGCACCAATATACAGTGACTACGATGGAACAGTTGTACGTGTTAAGTATATTAGACTTACAGAATTACCGCCAAATGCAATTACAAGAAGATTAATACCAGATACTGGTTGGGCAGGCAAAGGCTGGAACAATGTTACAGTTGATTATGCTATCCAACAAAACAATGGTGATCAAACAGATATTGATTCTTACATAGATCAATTTGACCCTGTAGAAACTGGCAGTGGTAGCACAGGCGGTGATGATACATTAGTTGTAGATTTGCCAGCATTAACTAGAAGTGCAACACCTATACCAGTTGAGGGAAGTTCACAAAATTACAGTTTAAGTAATACTAGATTATTGAGCAGTGGTGAACTAGAACAACAACTTGGATTCCAAAGTGTGCCTACTGGAGAAGGTGGTGCTCCTGTGAATACTTTAGCAAAACTTACACAAGCACCTGGACCATGTTTGTCTATTACAACACCTGACGATCCTACTCCTCCTGGAACAACTGCACCTGGAAGTTGTACTGATAAAGAAACAATGATGTTGTACGAATCTATAAGTGATAATATTGAATCAGGATGTAATCCTGGTAGTGTACCAAGTAGCGATAAAACTCAGAGCGAAAAGAGCAGTATTACTGATTTGTTAATACAAGATGCTTCAAGTTGCGTATTCTTCGACGGGGCTCGTTATCAAAATGGTGATGGAAAACTCAACATGTTCTTTGGTAAATCAGTTAAAATTGCCACATCAGGAACAGTAGATCTATTTATAAATTCTCATATTGAGAATAATGCTAACAAAGACAAACCATTTGGTAATGCTACTGGATATGTTGTTTGGCAAAGTGATCAACCATTGTGGGACGGCAATGCCAACAAAGCATTTAGTTCAAGAACGTTTTTAATTGACTGGTTAAATAGACCCGAAACTAGATTACTCAAGAGCACAATGAACAACTCAAATGATATTCCGACAAGAAGCGGAGATCAGATATCTAGATACGGAGTTGACTCTAATTTATCAGAAGGTAATACAAGATATACACAAGTTGATGGAGTATTTGATACTGACGATCGCGGACTTGCAATTTATCCTGGTGGTAATAAAGAAACTAAACTATATAATGATTTAACATTTACAAGATTAATTGAAGACTTAGATAATAATAATATCTCAGTTAAATGGGCCGATTGGCACAGCGACATAGGTACAGCAATGCTGGGCAAAGGCTTTAATCCAAACAATCAATTTGGCATGCAAGGTATTGGTTATATTAGAGCATCAAACGTTGATTGTAATAAAGGATTATACATAACTGTTATGATGGTTCCTTCATTTACGTCAACAAATGGTAACTCATTAACCGATATAAATCATCCATCAAATTATGATAGACTCAGTGATGCGTATAATTATTTTGAAGAAGTTGATGATACTGGTAACGGTCCGTCTACAGTTAGAAACCAAGCAGTTATAAGATTTTTAGGTGAGAAACCTGATGATTATGTACCGCCTGGCCCAACATGTGATGATACAAATAGACCTAGTAGAGCATATAGAAATGGTGCTGTATTAAAAGGATGGCGAGCAACTAGAAGTAACAATAACTCTGCACAAGATGGCAGATCCGGTGAAGATTGGCGGGGCAATAAACGTGAAGTTGATAATGTATATTGGCCGTACCATTCTCTAGGCAGTATTACTCCTAATTACTTCAAAGGTTTTAATAATAATAACATTTGGGGACCATGGCGTTCACGTACAGCAGGTTCAACTCCAATACTTACTACCAATATTAGAAGTTTCCACAAATATAATTCAGGTAGAGGTGAGCATTCATACGAGGCTAAAGGTTATATGTTTGCACCATACACTGGTGTTTACTACTTTAGTGGTTGGGGAGATGACCAATTAATTGTTTGGTTATCAAGTGGTCCTGCAGAATCAGACTTAGATATATGGAATGCATATCCTACATCATATTACGGAGCCGGTGCTTATAAAAGTCATGCACGTATAGGTGTTCCTGATGATGGTAGTGGTCCTTCTGGTGAGGCGGCAGGTACGTACGAAGAATGGTTCACAGATGATGGATTTGATGCTGATAATCCTAGAAACTATATTAGTACACCAAATGTAGAACATAATGGAACATGGTCTGACAGAGATGGTAGTAGTACGGTTAATAATAGTACTTCAGGTCCGCCACCTAATTGGTTAATGAAAACAGGTTGGACTACATCAAACGAAAAGAAAGCATCATGGTGGAACCAGTGGCAAAAACATAAAAAAGCAGTTTACCTAGAAGCAAATAAATTCTACTTTACTAGATTAATGTTTAGTAACAGGGGCGGTCCTGGACACTATGGACTTATGTGGACATGTGATAGAGCCAACGGGGGCATCATAACAGGAATACCAACATTTGGAGGCTTTAGTTGTGAAGATGATGGACCACCAACAGATGGTGGCGGTGGCGGCACACCTGGAGGCGGTGGCGGTGGCGGCTGTTTCACAGGTAATATGAAGATTTGTATGGCTGATGGCACACAAAAAGAAATCAAAGATGTTGCAGTAGGTGAAAAAGTCAAATCACTAGATACCGATACAAATGAAATTGTAGAAGTAGCAGTTAGTGGATTAATGACACCAAGAACATGTAACATATACGAATTAACATTAGACAACGGAACTGTTATAGAAACAACAGCAGACCATCCATTTAGAACTGTTGATGGTAATTGGGCTAACATAGATCCAAACTTTGTACAACCAGGTGCAGGATATATTACTCAATCAGGCGATGCTGTACAAGCAGAAAAATTAGAAGTTGATACAATATTATACGGTATAGAAGTTAATGCTACAGTGACAAATATTGTAGACACTGGAAGAACAGAAACTGTTTATCACTTGTATGATGTAGGTGAACATCATAACTATTTTGTTGAAAATATATGTGTACACAATATGAGTTCACAAGATGGTACATCACAAGAAGCGGTAGTGAAGAAATAATAACCCATGTTTTGTAGTCTGATAAATATAGGAAAGAGGAAATAAATTGGCTGTTGAAAATTATACCACAACTGATTCTATAGAGATAGATTCGCAAGTTGGAAATCTCAATCCGTACTCATGGCCAGGCTTTGAGTTGCTGTTTCATGACTGGCAAAAATTAAATGGTTCAGATCTTAACACTGGAAGATCATTAACTAATTTTACTAGTGACCTCAGAGAATTAGAAGAATTATGGGGTGTATGGAATTCAGGTAATTTTGCCACAGCACAAGAATTAGCAGACCCAACAGGTTATCGAAAAAGTTTATTTGAATGGACATTAACATATACAAATCCTTCTCAAAATCCGTGGACTGAAATACCAGCACAAAACTTTTTTAATAATTTCAGAAGTGTAGGTTTCGATTTTCCTACAACTAGAACAATCAACCCAATTCCTATTTTCAACGAAGATAGAACTTATGTAAGTCAAAGCAATAGCAGAGAAGCATGGTATAAAAACTTTATTAAGTATTCTCGTCTTAAAGATATGGGTTCACTTAATTTTAGACAAGCAGTATTTAGAGGCTATCATAATAATAACAACACTGATTATTTGCAGTCAACATTCAAGCCTGCAAATTTCTTTGAAACAATATTTAATCGTGATGTTAAAGTACAATTACTTGATCGTTGGGCTGACACCATACTAAATGCTGATCCATATACTCAGATGCCTGGTATGCCAGCAGGTATATCACAAAGAGATTATGCATTTTATGAATTACAGTTAGCAAGAATTCTCACAGGTTCGTTTTTTAATACTAGTGTGTTTAATGATATGTCTTTAGCAAGAGCTGAATACATTAGCCCAGCATGGATTTATGAAAATGTAGAAGTAGGAAATCCTGCATACATTCCAGGTGCTCAAAATGCATTTGGTTCTATAGGCGGCAAAATTCAGGCAGGAGTTGGGCTATCACCTATTATACCATGGACTAGCGAGTACTGGAAACAAAATGGTGACTTATGGCGTTACATGAGAGCCGAATACATTAAAATTTGGCATGAGTCTGCTCAACACAAAGCATTTGCATATTGGCAC